CGGAGCACATGGTTTTATTGAAGATAATATTAAAGAAGATAGATTAACTTTAATATATTTTTTTGATAGATTGGTTGGTACGGAATCTAAATGTAGATTTCATGGAGCAGAATGTCAAAGAATATAAAATATAAAGTAATAGATAATTTTTTAGAAAAAGAAGAATTTGCAAGATTACAAACATTTTTAATGTCTTGGGATTTTCCTTGGTATTATCAAGCTATAATAAACGGGGATCACGATATGGAAGATCTAGATTGTTATTTTACTCATGGTCTGTATGATGTGGAGTTAGGAGTAGGATACAGTAGTTTTTTTAATATAGTTAAGCCACTATTAAACATAATAAAGCCAAAAGCTTTAATTAGAATTAAGTGTAATAACTACCCTAGAACAGAAAAAGTTAGAGTACACAAACCTCATTGTGATTATTCCTATACACACAAAGGAGCTTTATTTTACATTAATACATGTGATGGAGGAACTATATTAGAAAATGGTAAAAAAATTGATTCTGTAGAAAATAGAATATTGTTTTTTGAAGCAGATAAACCACATAGTAGTACATCAACTAGTAATGCCAAAAGTAGAATAAATATTAACTTTAATTATTTTTAATGATTACTCAAATAGTAAAAGAATTTTCTACTTTACTAAACGAAACAGCTTATCCAAAAGAAAATGAATTAAAGGAAGGTTGGCATATAGAAGGTGTTTTAAGTAAATGTTCAAATATGAAATGTAAATTTGACGTTAGAAATATGACTAAACATGAAACGTACGATTTAGCTAAACCTTTATTCCATGGAGCAAAAGCAGATAAAGTTGTATTTAAAACAGATCAGGGTTGGGTAGTTTTTGATTATGAAGAATTAATGGATTATTTTCAATCTAATAAAAAAGGTCATATAGATATTAATGAACTTATAAATAACCTATCCTTTAGTTGGTATATAAAAAATGAATTATAAAGTTGTTAAAGATTTCTTACATCCAGATATGTGTAATAAAATATATTCTATAATGACCAGTAATAATTTTCCATGGCATTACATTGATTCTATTGCCACTGATGAAGACAACAAAAGATTTTATTTTACTCATATGCTTATATTAGACTCTATGATAAATTCTAGTTTTCATCCGTCTATTCATATTCCGTTAGAAGAGAAGATAGACCATAAAACTATATTAAGATCCAAATGTAATTTATTTGTAAAAGAAAATGAAAATTTTCATTCAGAAAAACATGTGGATCATGAGTTTAAGCACAAAGTATGTTTATATTATGTTAATACTAATAATGGATATACTTTATTAGATGGTAAGATTAAAGTAGACTCTATTGCTAATACAGCTTTATTTTTTGATGGAGAAATACCGCATCAAGCTGTTTCACAAACAGATACAAAGGTAAGGTTAAATATAAATATAACTTATCAAGTTTAAATGGGTAAAAAAATAATTTTCTCTAATTCAATTATAATTGAGAAAGAAGAAAATAAATATATTAATAATTTAATTTTAGAAGAATTACACGATAATAAAAATAATAATCAAGGTAGAATAATATCTAATGTAGGAGGTTTTCAATCAAAAGGAAATAACAAAGAAATAGCTAATTTTTTATTACATACTTCTATTAAATTTTTAAATAAACATTATTCTTTAAAAAATGTAAAAATAAATTTTCAGGATTATTGGATTAATGAAAATTTAAAAGATAATTATAATACTCCTCATGTACATCCTGATTGTCATTTTTCTGGAGTGTATTATGTTAATGTTCCAACAAACAGTGGAAGCATAAAATTCAGTCGCAACGACCTTACTTATCAATATATTAACCTATATAATTTTTTTCAAAATTCTGATTCCTACACTTCTTATGAAATTGAACCTGAAAATAATTTATTAATTATTTTCCCCTCTAATTTCTTACATTCTGTGGAACCAAATTTATCTAATGAATCTAGGATATCAGTGGCTTTTAACCTACATTTTACTAGATAATTATATTTATTATTTATGTAAAGTATTGTATACATACAATATGCCATTAAAACTTTTAAACATAAAACCAGGCTTTAATAAACAATTTACCGCATCAGGGGCTGAAGGACAGTGGATCGATGGGGATAATGTACGTTTTCGTTATGGATTACCTGAAAAAATAGGTGGTTGGCAATCTTTAGTTAGTAGTACTTTAATTGGAGCAGCAAGAGCTCAGCATACCTGGAGCGATTTAGAAGGAAGAAGATACGCAGCTATTGGAACTAATAAACTATTAATAGTTTATTATGAAGGTGAGTTTTATGATATTACTCCTATTGATACAACCAAATCTCAAACAGGTTGCGATATAACTACTACTAATGGTTCAGCAACAGTTACGATTACTTCTCCCTCTTCACATGATTTAGCAATAGGAGATTTTATTACATTTGAAAATGCAGGTTCATTTACTTCACCGGATACTGATTACACTGCTTCTGATTTTGATGATGTAGTATTTGAAATTAAAACAATTCCAACAACTACTTCTTTTACAATTACAATGCCTACTGTAGAAACAGGAACAGGTGCAACCAATGATGGCTCTTTAGATTTACTTCCTTATGTATTTATTGGCCCAGCTATTGAAACCTATGGATATGGATGGGGAGTATTAACTTGGGGATTTGATACTTGGGGAACAGAAAGATCTGCGAGCGATGTAACCATTGAAGCTGGAAGCTGGTCACTAGATAATTATGGACAACAATTAGTTGCAACCGTTCAAGCGGGGAAAACATTTACTTGGAATCCTATCGCATTATCAGGAGCAGCATTAGACACAAGAGCAACTGTTTTAACAGGAGCTCCTACTACATCATACATGACGATTGTATCCGATAGAGATAGACATTTGTTTCATATGGGAACAGAAACTACTATTGGATCTACTGCTACTTATAACAGAATGTTTATTCGTTTTTCAAATCAAGAAGATCCACAAGTATACGAACCAACCGCTACCAATACAGCAGGAACATTTCAGCTAGATGCAGGAAGCAAGATTATAGGAGCAATTAATGCAAAAGATTATATGTTGGTATTAACCGATACCGCTGCATTTGCATTACAATTTGTAGGACCTCCTTATGTATTTTCTTTACGTCAAGTGGGAAGTAATTGTGGTTTAATAGGAAAACATGCTATTACTTATTCTAATGGTATTACCTATTGGATGTCCAATGAAGGTGGGTTTTTTGCTTATGATGGTACCGTTAAATCTATTCCTTGTTTAGTAGAAGATTTCGTATTTAACAATAACAACAATACGGTTGGTCTTAATTATGATGCTGGTGAAATTGTTTACTCTTCTCATAATACATTGTATTCAGAAATTAACTGGTTTTATCCTAGTAAAACTTCTTCTCAAATAAATAGAGTGGTAACTTATAATTATGAAGAACAGACTTGGGTTACCGGTACCTTAGCTAGATCTACATATGCAGATAGTGCAGTTTATTCTAACCCGCAAGCAACTCAATACACAAGAGCTGCTGCTGGAACGTTTCCTGTAGTGCAAGGATTAACTACAGATGTTAATTCTAATTATTTTGTAGGTTCTTCTATTTACTATGAACATGAAACAGGGATTAATGAATTAACATATACAGGAGCAACTAATGCTATATCTTCTTTTATTAGATCCGGAGATTATAGTATGCATGATCAAGGTGATGCAGAATTTTTATTAAAAGTAAGACGTTTTATTCCAGACTTTAAAGTATTAACGGGAGATGCAAAAGTAACTTTATTTTTTAGTGATTACCCAAGTAATACGGCATCTAGCTCTAATACGCTTCCTTCGGTAACAGGGCCCTTTACGATTAGCTCTTCTACAGATAAAGTAGATACAAGAGTAAGAGGGAGATTAGTAAGTTTACAAATTGAAAATGATGCAGTGGATCAATCTTGGCGTTATGGAACCTTACGTTTAGATGTACAACCAGATGGTAGAAGATAATGGCTAAAATTGATGCATACGTTCCAGAAC